TCCTGATTCTAACCGACAGTTAAATTGGATCAGGGCCCAATTAATAACCGCCGGCCCACAGTATCCTTGCGTACTTGACACCTTGGTGGCCGATTGTCCGTAAAAATAACGGTTAATTTTAACCCCCTTCAGCAAAATGTTGTTATCTCGACGGTTAATGTTGGCATCACTGGTTGCCGCTGGTGGTAGTACTATACGTGACCAGTACAGTTTACCATATCCCAAATTTGAATTTTTAACCTTCTTGGCATTCGCAGTATAGGATTGACCTGTACCATGTGACTTGTCGGACATATGATGGTTGATACTTCTACTTCTGGCCGCCATACTGCCTGATGTCCGTTGTCTCTGACCCGGACTTGGACTAACCAGTGAAGTACCCGGTCTTTTTGCCGGTGTGGACGTTTTTAGGCCGTAACTGTTATATACTGGCTTGGCCCCTTCGTATTTAGGACCAAGTGGATGATAATAACGGTAACCGCGGTTATATATACGTTGACTGGTTAAAGCAACCCCGGTTTCTAATGCATCGCCGCCTGATATTGCTGCAAGATTACCCAGTGTGACCGCACCGTATAATGCCATACTAGAAAAAGTGAGCTAGCCCCTCTATTACCTAGCTCACTTCTGTCCCAGGCCCAACATGTCAACTCCTCAGCCCCCACCGGCTTCTAGCAAGTCTCGACGCTTCGTTTTTACTATTAATAATCCAACCGAAGATGAGTCCACCAAAGTCGCCTCCTTCCTCGACTCGGCCCGCGTCGTTTATGGAGTGTGCGGTCGGGAAACCGGAGAAACCGGCACGCCCCACCTACAAGGATTCGTTATCCTCACCGGACCGCAGCGATTTTCCTTCCTACATCAGCACCTCTGCCCGCGAGCCCATTTGGAGGTCGCCCGTGCCAAATCGCCCCAAGCAGCCGACTACTGCAAAAAAGATGGAGACTACGATGAATACGGGACGCTACCGGACGCGCAGGGTCGCCGCTCGGACATCGACCAGTTTAAGGAGTGGGTCACCGCCCAGTCGCGCCGACCCAGCGAGCGCATGGTGGCAGCCGCCTTCCCCGCGCTCTACCTGCGATACCGAAGCAATTTACTGTCCTTGGTCGGCCACCTCTCGCCTCAGCCAACCTTCGGACTCGGAGACGAGCTCCGCCCATGGCAGCGAGAACTCGAAAGAGAACTAGAAGAGTCGCCGGATGATCGCACCGTCTCGTTTTATGTTGATCCCGAAGGTGCGAAAGGAAAGACGTATATGGTCCGCTACTTGTTGCAAAAATTGCCTGATGAAATTCAGGTGCTGTCTATTGGAAAGCGTGATGATTTGGCTCACGCGATTGATAATACAAAATCGATATTTTTATTTGACATTCCCAGAGGATCAATGGAGTTTCTTCAGTACGGAGTTCTAGAAAAATTGAAGGACCAGATGGTATTCTCCGGAAAGTACGAAAGCAATCTAAAAGTTCTCGAACATCAAGTCCATGTTGTTGTTTTTTGTAACGAAGAACCTAATTTAATGGCGCTCACCGCCGACCGATATAAGATCATCAACCTATAATTAAAAGGTAGGGTTACGTCGATGGAACCCTAGGGCTTCTTTGTATTTTTTTTTTAATATCTACCAGAGCGTCGATAACGTGAATAAGCATATCGCCCCAAACGATAATAGCGTCGACGACCTGCATAATAGCGCGACAGGCGAGTCCTCGCTCCATAGCGTGCATAACTACGTCCTAGATTACGATACGCTCGATAACGTTGTTGAAATCGTACCAGACTTGGCATTTTAATGATTTAATTCGTTGAAGTAAACTTGGTTTCGGCTGCTTGTGGTATAGTGGGTTGCTGTACCAGTTGTGGGATATGTGATCTCAACCCACTTCTCATTTATTGGACATCCCCACCAAACTTCGTAAATAGGATGTTCCCATGTGTCAAGATCACCTGCTTCCAGATAGATCCGTTGAGGCATCCGAAAATACTTATGGACACGGCTTGTTTTTCCTGGGTGCGGGTTCGTGTCATTTAATGTAAATTGGTCAATTGACATTCTCTTCCTGGTTAAGATCCGATAGTCATTTTTATCGCTCATTGGAGCGTCTATCATCTTGAGGTCGAATGTGGTACCTAAAAACGTGTTACTTGGCCATTCGTCAAAAGGGGCATACCAAAGGTCATTGCTGTTGGTATCTGCGAAGAACTTCGTCTTGACTTCGTCGAACTTGGTTGTCTCGGGTGCTCCTGATTCTAACCGACAGTTAAATTGGATCAGGGCCCAATTAATAACCGCCGGCCCACAGTATCCTTGCGTACTTGACACCTTGGTGGCCGATTGTCC